CATTAATTTGTTAACTCTAAAATTAGACAATTTTAATATCCTCTGCTTTTGAAATCACGAGAAGCATTCTCTGGCGGCTTGTTGGTCTGTCGTATTCTGACGTCCCGCTAAGTCCCTCGGTATCCTCTATGTGTGATCGCTAAGATAGTAACAAATATAATAAATTCAACTTCCTTTATAGGTATCCTTTGTATAAACTTGGGCATATTATAAAGGGAACTATTTTTTTCGAAAAGTTTTATAGATTTCTCTATAATTTTGGATAGGAACTTTTGGATAAAATATAAAGAATTTATAACGAAAATTCTGGGGGGATAAATTTAAAAATAGAAATAAATAGTGTTTCAGAAAGGGTGCGTGCTGTATATAAATATGCATGTTTGAAGACCACATACGGTTATGCAGTTCATCAAAAAGTAACTTGAACGCAAAGGCCTTTCAGTCCACATTATTTATCGAAATAAAGTAAATAAAATAAATTGTAAATAAATAATAAATAAAATGAGAACGATAAAAGAAAGAAAACTAAATTTAAAAATTCGGTTAAATTACTAATGTAATTTAGAGCCTAAGATTAATAAAATAAATAAATAAAGAAAAGAAAATATCATTGATTATAAGTCATATGATAAGAACGAATTTTAAATAGAAATTAAAACTAAAATGAAAGATAAGACGAAGATTTTAAACTAACGAATTTGGCCCAGTAAAATATAATGTTGTATTATAACTTATAAAATAAAAAGATTTTATTATTTTTTTTGTTTTTTGTTATTTTATATTTTTTTTCAAGATTTTTGAGATTATCCTGCCATTAGCAGTGTTTATTAAGAAATAAAAGAAAAAGAAAAGGAATTAAACTTACAAATTATCGAATGGATTCGATAATTAGAATTAAAGAATTCATTCGAGAATTGGTAAGACTTCAATAGAAAACAGAGGCTAAACGCTGTCCGATAAGGATTATATTTTCTAAAGACTTGCACCCAATCGTGCCCGAGAAAGTTTAATAAAAGAATAAATTAAAATGTAGATATTAATATATAAAACATCTGACCTATATTAAGCAATTAGTCCCGTTGTGGTTTCGTTGGTATTACCGCTGACCTACGCTGAGATTCTTCTTAATCTGGTTTCGTGAATTTTGTATATTACTATTTACGATAAATAATAACCTATATTGACCCATATAGAATATTTAGTATAATATAGTACCAATTAAATTATAATTAAATTTTAAGAACTAATGTTCATATTAATAAAAATATGAGTGTGGTATAGCCCAGATTCAGGGTGATCCGTAGAAGTCTGAATCCAATAAAATTGAACGTTATAAAATTAATTGTCATCATTCTAATTAAAGAATGAACTAAATTATATTATAAATTATTAATTATCAAAGAAATAAAATTTAGTAATTAAATATATTATAAAATAAATGAAATGAATAAATATTAACTCCATTATTGCAACTGCGGAGATTTGAAATGCAGATTTATAATTAAATAAAGATTAAATTAGTAATTAAATAGTTCATGATTACTCAGTATAAGAAATGAATACTTGTATCTTGATTAATAATTGAAAGGCTAGTCTGGCCGGTTGATATCCTTAGTTTGTCCAAAAGTTGTCTCAATTATTTAAATCGACCTTGAGTATTAAATTTCATAAGTACTTTTCATTATTAAGATGCTATTTAATTAATTATTTAAAATGTTGGATGAAGGTTCTGTTGAATAAGATATTTACGGAATGAACCTTTAGGATAATTTGCGTTATCTGGATTATAAGCGTATGTTATTTGTAATGGACGATTTATAGAATCGATATATTGTATAAATTTATCCGTTACATCCTTATCATCAATCATTGGGATGATTGAACGTTGTTTAAGAAAATCATCACAAAATTGGATATAACTGATATCATCATTGGTTAATGTATCAACAGTTAAATCGGGAATAGAATTAAAATTATGGACATGATCATCAACGTTTTGACAATCATGAATTAAACATTTATGAGAGGATAATAAAACGTGATTATTTGTTACATTATATACTAATTTGTCATCCTTCATCATGTTTATATTTTGATTATAAAAATTATTAATAGCTTCCAAATATTTAAGACGAATTATAGGTTCTGTCATATTATCTGAAATCGTACTATTCGGTATATCATGAAAATGTTTTGTGATAATATCATTAATAGATATAGAAAGAGGATTATAATAAGGAGTCGATGTAATTAATGGTTTATTCATATATTGACCTTCTAATATATATAATTGATGAACATATATATAAAACACTTCTCCATTAACTAAAGATTGGAAATTATCCTGATGAGTATTTAATGTAGTATGGTTTATTCTATTTGCATTAGGCAAAGGATAATTCATATTGTATTTTAAACCATAAAATATTCTATTTGTTTCATTTCGAAGTGTTAATATATCGTCAAACTTGTATGAAGGATCAAAATTTGATGTAAGATGATGTTGTACGAACTTAACAATAAAACGATATTGTTGTGGAATATTATGTAATGGAGTATCGTTACGTAAAGAATTAATAATGAAATTATAAGACTGAGAAATGTTTTCATAATTTTGATATTCAACTAATAATAAAATAAAAAGATGTAAATTAAAATTCGTAGATGAACCCTGTTCTTTAATATGAATAAAATTATATGGATGTGGAAGAACAGTACAATTAGGAATTTGTTCATCATGTAATCGATGTACCTTATGTTGTTTAGAAACAATTTCATGTGTGAATAATGGTAAACTACTGTACGGGTCTGGTTTTCGGCCGGTTCCTGAATAGCTAGGTCTGATAACTATATCTTCAGAAAACCTTCCTACTCTACCAAGTACTTGTTCTGATGTTGCAGGATCTGATGGTTCAGTTAGTAATTGTCCTCTTATTTGTTTAGTTTGCATTCCATTTTCAATGAGACACCGTCTTTTTGGTAAATTAATACCAGCATCAATTACTTGTGTGCAAACTAAGAGACAATCTTCTTTAGGTTTATCAGGGAATCTGGCGGATATCTCTTGTGTTTTTATGTTCCTTTCAGATAACCCTTGTCTTACTTGTTCAACATCATTATATGAAACTACGCGAATAATGGTATTTTCAGGTTTAGCGTGTTCAGGAAATTGTTTTTGAGCCCATAGATAATTGTCCAATACTTTTTGGTTTCTAATAAATAATTTTTTTTTGAAACGTTGAGGTATTGGTGCTTTGAAATGATTGGTTTGAGCATAATCTACGGCATTAGGAGTTGCAGATAAAAATAAAATTTTAGTTAAATGTAAAAACGGTTTTAATAACTCATATGCAATTAATTTTTCATCAAGTTCTTCATGGAACTCATCAAAATGAACTACAGTTTTTCTTAATAAATCAGGAGTTAGAAGCTCTCTGACATTTATGAAATGACCATATGTCATTACTAATATAATCTTAGTTTTATTATTTTTATATAAAATTTGATTTAATTGTGATTTATTTGTGGTTTCAGTTATTTTATAATGTACCGGAGAACGAGGATCCGGGTTATTTAAATCACACAATGGAGAAGCCCAATTTTCAACTAAAACATTTCGTGGCAGTAATATGATTTGATAATCTATTTCTTCCCCTGCTGGTGTTTTAATACCATCTGGTCTATTTGAATTTGAAAATATAGCAGGTTGTAACATTGTAGATTTACCAGTGGCTGTTTGTGCGGTTATAATGGTTGAAGTTAAAGGAGCATTAAAAACTTGTTTAAAAGGATCATTATGAACGACTTCATCCCATGGATTTTTATTTGGAGGATTGTCTTGTGGGGCTTCTTTGTATTGTTGTTGATGACGTAATAAATTAGCTGTACAAACAAAGAAGTCACAAAAGAAAATCATAAATAAATCAAATCTTAAAATATAACCTAATTCTATTGGAAGTAAATCTATTATTAATGCAACGAAACGTTTCATTTGAATATATGGATCACGAGGAATTAAAGCGGATATTAAAGGAGATGAATGACCGTAAGTATGCCAATACACGAGATTAGCTATAGAATAAAATTTTGAAATATCGACCATAAGAAAAATCATTAAACGCCAAAGAAGTCCTAACCATGGTACAGTCATGATGAAAACTTCAAGTGGATATAAACATAAATAACCTAAAGTTATTAAAATAGACATATTTTGATAAACATATGTTGGATGTGAATAAAGTTCTTCATAAAATTTTGTATTTTTTAAATTATGTGAAAAATTTACGGGATCGCATACAGCACCATAAGGTGATTGATTAATTAAAGATTGTATAATACGATCGTCAATATGTGGAGCAGGAATATTTCCTTGGTTATAAGCCAGAGGAAATTCAGTATTGGATGCACGATATATCCATTTTTCAACATATTGATTACGAGTGTAAAAGATAGGATCCGGAAATATGACCCCTAACATAGGTTGCATTTTATGATATTGACGTGGAATTTGTATAATAAAAAAATCTAACCATTCACGAAGACGTTGGTCATTATAATGAATATCGGAAAAAAATCGTTCAAAAAATTTATCATATTTATCAGGATCTTCATGACGTAGTTTCATTTGTATAGAAGTGACTTGATAAAAAGAAGGAAATGGATGTTCAGAAATAAATGAAAAAAATTGATATCGTTGAATCTTATGTTTTTGCGGTTTAGGTAAAATATCGAGATCAATGGAATTATTTTTTAATTGTTTTTTTTCTTTTTGATAATAATATAAATCGTTATAATATGTTTTTAAATCACTTAATTCTTTTTTATTTGGTTTGTTAATGACTTCTAGATAATACCATGGATTTTTTGTTTGATTGAAACCATTACCACGTGATATCTTAAGTTCTACTTTTAAATCATTAATTCGATAATGTTTTGCAAGTACTTTTAAATCATGTATCATTTCATATGCAATTAATTTATATAATGAAGGATTCCAAGCACAAAGATTAGCATGACCCGATGATCTTTGAATAGATTCATGTAAATATTGACGATTGATCATCGAACCTTGATAATATCTGAACGCGGATCTTCTCATAAGCGTTTGTGATTGGTCATGATAAACCAGAAAATGCGGATTTTTAGGCATAGTAGATGGTGATTGATTATATCTAATTTTTTTATAATCTTGATGAAGTTCGAAAATGTCATGATGGATTTTATTATTTAACTTATAGACACGATTTCCTAAATATTGAAGGTCTTCGATGTCGTTATGTTCTATTAATTTTAAATCGATACCATACATATGCATATGTTCTACCATTAAATCAAAATCGTAGTCCTCTTTTTTTAAACGAATTGACCAGAGTGAATCATCGCCAGTATTATAAAGAATGTTTTGTTTGAAGAAATCAGCAACTGTAACATGATTACCGATACTTCTATGATATGAAATCCAACCAGCAATGAAACAAGCTCTAAAGGACCATGTATTATCCCATGAGGTGGCACTTTGACCAGTACCCCCTCCACGATTTTTAAAATGTAAGTTGTAGGCTTTATCAATATTATTAGCTACATTAATGATAGTATCATGAGGGTTGTCAGCCTTTATGTATGGTGTAGAATATGAATCAGGAATTTCAGAATGAATAAATGAAAAATAAGGATGAGAATTTTCGAATTTAGATGTAAAATGTTTTGTTGTTAGTATGACCTTATTTTGATAATCAACAAGGTTAGAAGCCTTTGCTGAATCATAAGAAATAAATCGATCAGGATGTAATGAAATAAGTTTATTTATAGATGAAACGGAATCAACTCCAATAGTAAGAGATTGCCATTTTTTTTCAGTTATACCCATAATATATGCTTGTTGCATTGAATCATAATTAGCTTTCATAACAGAATATATTTTGTGTTTTAAATCATATTTTGATGTTTCATAACCAAAATACGATAATGCAGCTAGTGCTTCAAAAGCATAAGGTTTCAATCGTGAATCATATTGTGTGGCATCTGCTTCAAAATAAAAACCACCTCTAACTTTAAATTGCTCTAAATTTTCAAATAATGTTTGCATATTCTGATTCAAGATCATACCAATGCCGACCCCGGTGGTTCGCCATGTAATACGTTTATTGCGCTCAAGTTGAATAATTTGATCGATATAATATGATGATAAATCTTGAGCAACAACAGATCTTGGATCTTTACCTTGAACGAGTTTTTCAGCATCAACGACTTGACTTTTGAGAAACCCGTGATAATAGCTTATTGGATATTCCCCTTTTCTTAATTGTTTAATTGCATTCCGGATAAGCACTTCATCCCAGCCAATATTATATAATTGTTTTCTTTTTTTATATGCTGAGAGGAAGGGATTACCAGGACTATAATTAAACTTAGAATCTAAATAATATTTAATTGCTTGTGGGGGAGTAAGCTTAGACTTGGCAAATGCTTCAGGGTATTGCTTATATATACCTTCGGCAACTTCCCAAGCAAGTTGTTTTTCTTCAGAAGTGATAGGGGAGTATTTGGGGACATAACGATCATATGTTTGTCTATTTTTAACTGGATTTTTATCCCCAAATAATACACCATCACCTCCCTGTGGAACACCTGTAGATGCATAATAATTAACACGATCTTGAAATTCTGGATCAGTTAAATATTCACCAGGCGAGAACCCAAGGAGTTCTGCTTCCTTTTTAGTAAGCATAGGTTTTTCATATCTTATATTTCTACAGAGTCCAGTAAACATAATACCTCCGGTTTGATAATCGTTGAGGATTTTGGTCATATATTTTATATTTTCAGCGATTGTATCAGATTCAAAATAATTATTAAATTTATTACGATTTGAATGAATAGAAGAACGATTTGACTGAGCCAAAGAGTATCTGTAGTTTGTAGGACTTACAGATATTTCTTTAGGATTTAAGCCAATAGTATAAAATTCATCATTAAGAACATTTGTGTTATGACATAATAAAACGAGACCTTTTTGATGGATTGTAGGAAGATAGGAGTTTAATGAATTTTGATATATTTCGTCAATTTGTTTCCAATTTTTATTTTCTCTAGCTTTTATTAAATTAGGATCTTGTTGATCAACCAAGTCATCAATATCTACAGTGCGATCAGGGTAGATATTATGAAATGGAGTCTTTCCTGAATTAACAGGAGTGACTATAGCTAGTAATCTATGACGTTTTTTATGTATGTCAAAGAACTGATCTTCGAGATTTGAAGTGAAGTCAGCAAAATCTTGTATAGGATCACCGCGAAGTTTGGCATTAGTATATGTTATTGATGCTTCCAAATTGGTTCTTAAAGCAAGTGCTGGTGTATTAGCAAGAGTAGAAGCAGCCCAAACAGCTTTCACACGTGTCGCGAATTCTTCCTCGAATATAAAGTCAATAGTCGCGGACATAATTAATGTAAACTCTTTCCAAATAATATAAGAATATTTATAAAGAATCGTACCAATGTTGGAACAGAGTCTAAAGAAATTATGAACGTGAAGATTAACTCTATAGATCATTTGTTTAAACCAGAGGAAGAAATCACGTAACATAGGAAATATTTTCATTAAAGGTGAAAGAAGTTCATGCACTTTATCAACAATGATTGCCATGAATTCACGATGAGGATGTTCAGATGAATTAATCGGTGGTGGTAATGGTGATGGACGTAGTTTAGAAAAGGGAGTGTTATCAAAATCAATAGTTTTTTGTTTTTTTAAATATTTATGTAATGCCATCAATGCGGCATGTTCATAATCCTCCGATGAGAGATTATTTTGTAATTCTATTTGATTTTGTTTAATTTTTTTTTTATATTTTTGAATTTTGTTTAAATTTTTTTTTGATTTTTTTTCAATTTTATATAAAGCTTCAAGCTTTTTATTAATAGTATCAACGGAAGATTCAATAACGGATATTTCATCTTCGGACATTATTTTTTTTGTCTTTGTGTTAACAATAACTTTTTGGGAATTTTCTGATAAATTAACTAATGTTGCTAAGATACCTAATATTTCATCATCACCTGCCATTGTATTATTATCATTAATGGTATCCAATTTTATTTTATCTAACCAGGCAGTGACTTCGCTTTCTGAAAAATCTTCAGGCATGTCATGATGAGAAGAAGAACATGCAATATTGAAAGCTAATTTTCTATTTTGTTCAACATTAGAGTTTATTAAAATATCTTGAGTTTCAGGAATTTGATTATAAGTCATAATTCCACACGATTGATGATCAAACTCGAAAATTTCATAAGTATTATCAACGATTTTATATTTTTTTTGATTTTTTTTAAATTCAGTAACAAAATCATCATTATGACCTTGGATAGTATTATGGGATATCTCATGAAGTAAGATATCAACAAAAGTATTATAATCTACTAGATCCATATTATCATCCAAAATTTTAATTTTGATTATGTCACCTTTATTTTTATTATAACCTCTACAAGTGTCAAAATATTCATCATCAGTTGTCATTTCAGTAATATTGTTTTCGTTAAAATCAATATCCAAATCAAATGACATAAACTTTGTTAAATAATCACTAAAGGATGAAAATTCTGAACTTGCAAAGGGTAATGAATTATTGTCGTGTAAAACCGGAACAATAAAATTAATATATAATGAATGAAAAAAAAGAAGAAACGCGCCTATTAATATAGTTAAATAAATAAACAAAACGGAAAGAAAATGATGATCAGAAACAAGAGGATAAATAACAGTATGACAACTGTGAATAAAAGAATAAGGAGACGTATTATTATAAAGAAATTTCGATAATTTATTAGGATTTAAACGAAATGGTATTTGAAAAACGAAACCTGGTTTGAAGGCAACATCTTTTTTTTTTTTTAAAACAAATGGAGAACCATATTTTTGATCCTTTAAGAATGTTCCTTCATATGAAATCGATTCTTTCATATTGAATAATCTAATATGTCCAGGTAGTTTCACACCATCTTTAATATTAATTAATAAATAAATAAATAATCCTAAAATAATAATAAAT